ATTGTTTCTTCAAAGATACGCCAAGGGGTTGATCAGACCCATATGGATTCGAACCACTTCACGCCAACACGGCGCTATCCTCCAAAGGACCAATGACGTTGGTTCTTGACGTACCCGTGAAGAAACAATTGAGTGCTTCTTCAAAGAAGCACGATAGTAGTTGTTTACTACACAGGAATCCCAGCCCTCTGTCAGATGCAGTCTGACGTACATGCCACCCGCTGCATCTCGTGCTTCCATGAAGAAACAACCGAAGTTGTTTCAACTTTCTTACCAGCAATGTCAAATAGCGAATTACGTTATTTAGTGATAGTATCAGACTTTTTTATAAAGTCAAATTTTATTTTTACTTGGAGACCTTAAAAGCGACATCGCTCTTAAAAACAACCTCAACATCCTTAAGACCAATAGCATTCAGCCAAGTATTGAAATTTGAAACGGTTTCCTCTACGGAGCGATTTTCCCAATTCATGTTGACAGTCTTAATGTCATCATTGGTAGAATCGTCTCTAAGGGAGAAATTCACATTATAAGAGTCACGAGTCTTGCTTTTAGCCATAATATAGTCCTTTCTTCAATAATTAGTTCATTATAAATATCATATGAGCCTATTTATGTCAACGGGAATAACCATGAAAACCTTCAAAAAGTTCGTTCAAGATAAGAAAAAGAATGTTCCTGCTCTATTAATTTCTCAAGGAAAGCACTCCAAGGAGAAAAAGAAGGAAGAAGTTCCATCTTTAATGATCTCGCAGGGAAAGCATTCTAAACCTATTAAAGAAGAAACTTCTCATTTCAGTAAATTAAACGATGAAGCAAATAAACATATAGGCACTGCGTCTGATACTCAAGATGAATTACACACCCGCCAGCCTTTTGCAAACCTTAAACATGATGAAAGACATGCTATAAGAAAATATACTGAAGACAGTCATTATTTAAATAAAAATCTTTATCATCAGCACATAGATAGTAATCATGAGGTTCCAGGGTCTCATCTACAACATGCAGAACAATTAGACCGTGCATTAAACAGATACAAACTAAAAGAGAAGCTTCACGTATTTTCTGGTGTAAGATTTAACCCTGGTGCGGAGGCTTCTAAAAATTCAGAAAGAAAAATTCATCTTCCTGCATTTACTTCAACATCAATAAAACCTTCTATTGCAAGAGGGTTTGCTGATACTCTGCCTCATCCAAACGTATCGCAAGGTGTTCAACACATTGTAAGATTTAATCTTCCTAAAGGTCATAATGGTCTTTATATTGGAACCAATTCTGAACACAATACTGAACATGAATTTCTTTTACCAAGAAAGACAAGTTGGCATATAAGCAAAACTCCTGAAGTTCATCCTCATCCATATGATGATCAAAAACAAGTTCACATTTGGGATGCTCATCCTGCAAAGAACGAAGAGGATGAGAATGAACGTCAATTGAAGTTAGACTTTAAGAAGTAAAGGCACCTTCATTTCGCTGATAGTTGTAATGAAGACCCCAAAAGTCAGCATAAAGTTCGTGTAGATCATAGTCACGAACGCTGTTTTTAAAGTTGTCATACTTGATATTCATGATAGAGTTTGCGACTAGCTTTGCAAACTCTTCTTTGGTGCAAAAGACACGATAATTATAATCGGTAGAGCCACCGACAATAATTTCTTTATCGGGAAAGATATTACGAATATCCTTACGACGCCTTGCACGAACTACCAGACCATTAGGATTGTTGCGATCCTGAACAGCAGAACAAAACCCATCATTAAAACAAAACCACATGTACATTCACTCCTTATAAGTGTCTAGTAGCTTTTCTTTTCTCTTCATGAAATTCTGATGCAATTCTTGCCAGTTAGAAAGTCCTGAATTTTTGAAAAGCTTATGGATGTGACTATCATCCATCGCCTTTACTTTGTCAAGACCTTTTTTCTCTGCTTCTGGATGTTGTTTAAAAACACTAGAGAAAACATGTCCAGATGCTTCGTTATTATTTTTCAACGAAGAATGTTCTGCAATGTCTGATCCGTATTCTTTTGGTCCACCTCTGGCTCTGAAATGAAACGAACCACCGTGATCAATCGCATGTAAATTTCCATTATCATGCTTCATGATATTATCGTGTTCAAGACCAACAATGTCCCAATTTTTTGTCAGAACAGCAGCATGATACATTCTTCCAATATGATGTGCTTGCTCTGGTGTAGTGTTTTCAAAATCTTTTGGTCTCATAGTTTTAATATGAGGGTTCCACTCTGATACTACAGCGTGCTTTCCATTTATAACTTCATGCTTAGGATTGACTGTGTTAATTCCTAGATGATTATAAATGTGACCAGTCAAAGCTTCTGTCTTTGCTTGGTCTCCGTTTTTATAAAATTTAATATAGTGTTTTTTTCCAGTTGCAGTATTTGTGTAAATGCCGCCTTCATTGGAACCCATCTGAGTTCCTTTTTCTGGTACATAAGACTCAATCAAAAGTTTATTAAACATTTTTTATTTCCTTGATTAAAGTCTTATATTTATTAATTAGCGCCGACAGATGCGACGTTCAACCATGCCACGGGGAGTTCTTTCCCACGAAGTAAAGCAATACGGACGATGCAGATAGATAGGTGCTGGCTGCGTGTAAATAACTGGGCGAGGTGAAACAGGATAAATTACTGGCTGTGAAACAGTCGCATTACATCCGCTTAGAACCAAACCACACAATGCAATAAATCCAATCTTCTTCATATTACTCTCCTTTATTAAGTCTAACTTGAATGCATTCACCAATAGGAACTTGTCTAACATATTCGCCTTGTGCTTTTCTGTTAGACCAAGGTTTGAGGGGATAGTTAAGAATAATTCTACTATCAATAACAACGGCTCTGGTGCATTCTTTGTTCAGTTGAACATATGACACACCATACTTTTCTGCAAGCTTGAACGGAATTTTTGAAGTAAAAGATTTCTCTCTTCTCCACTGATGGTCTTTACGTTCAATGCAATTAATTTCAGAAAAGGGAAACTTTACATCGCCTTTCCAGTTTCCATGACGAACTTCAATCTCCCAGCAGTGAACCACTTCATCTTTATCGTTGAGAGTAAGAAGATCAATCCCGTGTTTGTCAGGGTTATCAATCGTCCTTAAATTTTTACCTTCGAAGGCTTTATCGATAAATTTACGCATTGCATCTCGACCAAGTTGGTCATACTGTTGATGGTCTGAATAATCAAAAGATTTCAGAACACCCATCATTCCACGTTTATCTGCAACGCTCATATTTTTCCCCTCTTATAATGTAGTCGAACGGCAACTTTGTAGTATGTATCCGTTCGACTACAATTTGGTAGACCCTACGGGATTTGAACCCATGACACTCTGATTAAAAGTCAGATGCTCTACCAACTGAGCTAAGGGTCCAGTCTCTCACTCGTAGTACATAATATAAAACTGTGTGTTGTTCTTCCAGTAACCGACAACCCAACGACCGATCATAAGATCATAACGCTTAACAATGCTCATGTCATTCTCCTTAGAAGAACACTTTCTCTTTCCTGTAGTAGGAAGGAGAGAAGTTTTCAAGATACGTATCTTCATACAAGTTATCGAAGCGATTGTCAATAGTAATAAAAGAGTCGTTCGGCTCCTCATAAAATTTAGTTGTTACTTGACGAACAACTTTAGGCTTTTTCTTTTTTAGTGAAACCTTCTTCTCTGCATAATAAAGATTAGAATTTGCTACTGTATAATCTACTCCAAACTTCTTCATGATCTGCGTGATCATTTCTTTGCGATCATACTCAGGAGTCTTGGTAATCATTTCAATGATCATAGCAGTTTTTGTCATAATAATACCTCTTTAATGCTTACAGGTTGATTATACCCTATAAATTTAATATGTCAACAACAAAAAACCCCCAAGAAGGGGGTTTAATGTAAATATTATGCGAACAATTGTTTTATCTTTTGTTTACGCTCATCGTCTAGTTGACCAAATTGAGATTTACTGAAGACAGGCTTATCGTCAACAATATCTTCTTGGGCAGACTGTTCTACGTCATATAGACGCATCTTTGATCTGTCGATGCCTACAACAAACTTTCTATGATATGTCGGATCGTTGTATCTGTTCTTTAGCTGTTTGATCATTATCTGTCCTAGCTCTTCCAATTGATCAGAAGATATAAGAGCAAACATCAAGTCAGCAGTTGCTGGCAAACCAAACGACTCTGAGGTGTCAGTCAATTCAACATCGGAATTTCCATAACCAGAACGAGTAGTTTGAGTTGCACTAACAATAGGCACATTGAACTCAACAGCAAGACCACGCAGTTCTTCAGCGATAGCTTTGACGTATGTGTAGCTATTAACATTAGAGCCACTGCGGATACGGCTTGAACAGCAAATGTTAAGATAATCAATGTATATAATATCAGGTGTAAAGTTCCGTTTGATACGTAGCTCATTTATTAAATGCCTAAAGTGTGCTGATCCAGCCGAAGCAGTTGGATATTCTTTTATAATTAATTTTCCAACAGTCTTTTGTTTCAGTCGTTGAATTTTCTTATCGTATGCATCTTTAGGAAGAATAGAAAGCTCATCGACAGTAAAGTTTAGCAAGTTTGCGTCGATGCGTTCTGCAATCTTTTCTTCTGCCATTTCCATTGTGATATACAGAACATTCTTTCCTTGAGAAAGATTAGTTGCAGCACAATGACACATGAATAGAGATTTGCCCACACCAGTGCCAGCAAGAGCAATATTCAAGCTCTTCTTGACAAGACCGCCCTTAGTAATCTTGTTCATGTATTCAAGATCAAACGGTATCTTCTCTTCTTTCTTATGATAAAATTCATATCGATCATCAGAGTTTGCAAAGTAATCATGACCGATTGAAACATCAAAAGAAACACCCAATGCTTCTTGAAGAATAGAAGGGATTGCTCCCTTACTTTGTTCTGATGTTTTGTCTTCTAAGATTTTAATAGAAGACATGATTGCATTATATACTGCCTTTTCCTGACAATACTTTTCTGTTGAATTTAAAAGCCACTCAATGTCTGTGTTTTCTACAGCAAGTGTTTCAATAGTCGATCTTGTATCTTTGAATACACTTTCACTAAGTCCATCTTTATTGTCCAATTCAATCATCAACACTTCTTTTGTTGGAAGATTATTATACTTATCAACATAAGAATGAATAAGATTATAAACAGTTTTGTCAGAAGAACTATGAAAATATTCTTCCTTTAAAAAAGGAAGAACTTTTCTCGCATAAGGTTCATTGTATAGAAGATGTGATAGAATTGTTTTTTCAATCATTCAAACTTCTTTCCTTTGTTAGATATCGTCATCATCTTCATTTACGTTTTGCATAAGTGATCCACCAACAAGAGTATACTTGCTCTTGATCCAATCTGCAAACTTAGTTGTCTTTAGAATATTCTTCCAAAACTCAGGATTGTCATCAATGTCAGCAGCCCTCATCTTATTACCGACGAGTTCGCCTGTATCTTGATCAACAACTTGATACCATCCATTTGAAGGTTTTGCAACAAATTTTCCTTCGAGGGCAAGATCAAGAAGACCAGACCACTTCTTAATGCCACCTTCATAAGAGACAGTAATCGGAACCTTGCTCTTTTCTTTCACATAACGAGACTTCTCAACATTGATGATGAAGTGATAACCAGCAATACCATCTGCATCCTTATCTTGCTGGCGACCAAGAATCCAGATTGTATCTGCAGAATAATAAATGCCAGTACCACCACCAACAATATCCTTTGGATACATTCCGATTTCCTTGTAGGTATGATTGACTGCAATCAAAGGAATGTCCTTGAGAGTAAGATGTGGTGTAATCATACGGAAAAGAGACTTCAATGCCTTCGCACGAGACATATCTGCAACTGACTTTCCTTCCATAGCATCATCAACTTCCTTCTTAGAAGCAAGGTTGCCAATAGAGTCAATAACGATGCAGACCTTATCATCACGCTTGATTTCACCAAGTTGCTTCATGATATCAACTTTAAGCTCTTCAACATTTGTGATAGGTGTATGAACAACACGGTTCATATCAATTTCAAATGCTGTAAAGTAACCTTCTGGTGTACCAAACTCAGAGTCATAAAAAAGAAGAACACTGTCTGGATACTTCTTCATATAAGCAGATGCCATAAGGAGAGAAAAGGCAGACTTGAAGTGCTTTGAAGGACCAGCAAGAACAGTAAGACCAGGAGTCAAACCGCCATCAATGCTGCCAGACAGTGCAACGTTCACCATTGGAACGTGAGTCATAACCATATCCTTCTTACCATACACCTTACTTTCGGTAAGAACTGATGCTTCTTCAATTGTAGAATTTTTTATAAGACGATTTATAAGCGACATATTATCTCCTTAGTTTTCTAGAACCGCATTTAGTTTTGCAATAAATTCGTTGATCTTTTCTTCTCGATTAGGCCAAACAATCGTAGGCTTATCAGGATTCTTTTTAAGATTATTGAGAAGAGGCATAATCATACTATGCATTTCACTGCACTTGCTCTTCCACTTCATCAATTCAGATTTGTCTGCGGCACGATCTGTCTGTGCCTTCTTCACTACCTCTTCATGAGATACGTCAAATGTAAAACCGAAATCGTTGTCCATTTATTACTCCCAGAAACTTTCTAGTGAACTCATCTTCTCAACTCTCCAACCGATTGCGTCGAGGATTGTTTTAATGGGTTCAACAAATGATTTTTCGTATTGTAGATCATAATCTATGAATTT